CCGTCTGAAGGTTATGGAAACCAAAGACAAAGCCAAAGAATCCTTTCTCGAGTACATCAAGCATGTATGGCCAGAGTTTGTCGAAGGCGAACACCACCGTTTGTTTGCCAAAAAGCTCGAAGACGTAGCCAAAGGCAAGATCAAGCGTTTGATCGTGAACATGCCACCGAGACACACGAAATCTGAGTTTGCTTCGGTGTATTTCCCGTCTTGGTTCATGGGACTCAAGCCAAACACGAAAATTATGCAGACGACACACACCGCCGAGCTGTCGATTCGGTTCGGTCGAAAGGTTAGGAACCTTATGGATCAGAACGAATATAAGCAGATCTTCGATGATGTCGGGTTATCTGCGGATTCCAAGTCCGCGGGACGTTGGGAAACGAACAAAGGGGGCGAATATTTCGCTGCGGGTGTCGGTGGAGCCATCACGGGACGTGGTGCCGACCTCCTAATTATCGATGATCCGCATTCTGAGCAAGATGCGCTCTCGCCGTCGGCGCTCGAGGGAGCGTGGGAGTGGTATTCATCTGGACCAAGGCAACGTTTACAGCCTGGCGGTACCATTGTGATCGTCATGACAAGGTGGAGTTCCATTGATTTGACCTCAAAACTGATCAAACGCATGGGCGAGGACAACGCCGATCAGTGGGAAGTCCTAGAATTACCCGCGATTTTGGACTCTGGCAAGCCACTTTGGCCTGAATATTGGAAAATAGAGGAGCTTGAAGCCGTGAAAGCTTCGATTCCCGTAGCAAAATGGAACGCGCAGTACATGCAGAACCCAACGAGCGAGGAAGGGGCGATTGTTCGCCGTGAGTGGTGGCAAATCTGGGAACACGAGGATCCACCCGCTGTCGAGTACATCATTCAGTCGTACGATACCGCGTTTTCCAAGAAACAAAGCGCAGATTACTCAGCCATTACCACTTGGGGCATCTTCCGTCCGTCGGATGACGCGCCCGAATCGATTATTCTGTTGGATTCCAAGAAGGGGCGCTGGGATTTTCCCGAGCTGAAGTCAATTGCTTACGACGAATACCTTACATGGAACCCCGACATGGTGCTGATCGAGGCACAATCGAGTGGTACGCCGTTGACTCAAGAGTTGCGCATGATGGGCATACCGGTGATTAACTACCGACCGTCGCGAGGTAACGACAAAGTGACACGAATGCACTCGGTCGCGCCGATGTTTGAGTCGGGCGTGGTGTGGGCACCCGAGATGGGTTTTGCCGACGAGCTGATTGAGGAGGCTGCATCGTTTCCGTACAGCGAACACGACGATTTGGTGGACTCGATGACGCAAGCTCTGCTAAGATTCAGACAAGGTAATTTCATCACGCTTGATTCAGACGAGTTGATGGAAGATAATGAGCCAAGAGAACACGTTTATTACTAGGAGCGATTATGAAAAGAGTACCAAAAAAACCAACTCAAAAACTTTCTGCTTTTGGAAAAGCTTTTTCTGAAGCAAGAAGAGAGAAAGGTCCAAACTCTACTTTTACTTACAATGGGAAAAAATACAGCACGGTAACAGCCGACCAAGTTAAGGCAGCTGGCTTTAAAACTTTGCGTGAATATTTAAATTCAAGAAACCCAAAACCAATAAAACCAGGCAAGCCGATTACAAACAGAAAGAAACCTGCTGGTTCTATTAGAAAATCTGCAATGGCTGTAGCGACTAAAACAAAAACCGCTCAAGCTAAAAAAAGAGACGCTAAAGTGGCTGAAAGAGCTAAAAGAAGAAAGGCAAGAACTCAAAAAGGTAGGTCATTCTTCAGTGGTTTAAGACAAAGAGCAAACAGAAGAAGAAATCAAAGACTAGGAAGATAGTCTAAACATGTCTGTAAACATCGACGATCTTTCTTTTGAGGAGGCTAAAGATCGCATGAAAAAGATCATAGCTTTTTTAGAAAAAGGCGAAATGACTCTTGAAGAACAAATGGAAGCTTACGAGCACGGCATCAAGCTGACCGATCACGCGGAAAAATTATTAAGCTCCGCAGAGGAAAGAGCTAAATCCATATCGAGTGATGATTAGCGACTATCTGAAAATATATCTAACTGAGTACACCGAAGAAACCGACGACAAGATTTATTCTGGGCCAAATATTTTTGCCACAGACTTTGACTCTGCGCAAGAAATAGCCGACACTATGGGACTAATAGTTATTGGAGAGCTTACCGATATTGTAGGCACAGAGTTAACAGGCAAGAAAAAGACAATACACTGATGGCGGATATAGAAAAAGCAATAGATGCAGAAGATCAAATAGATCTAGACGTTGAGAATCAAGACAAGTCAATCAAGGTCAGTTTGCCAGAAGACAGCGACATAGACTTAGCTAGTTTTGAAACGCTTGAAGACGGCACCATATCTTTCGGCTCTGTCTTAACGCCAGACATACAAGAAGAATTTAACGCAAACTTAGCAGAGCTTATCGATGAAGACGAGCTGACAGGCATTTACAACGATTTGATTGATGCCGTTGAGGGCGATAAGTCATCGCGTCAAAACTGGGAAGATACCTACAAAGAGGGGCTTGAAACTCTTGGCATGAATTACGAAGAGCGCACGCAACCGTTCGAAGGTGCTTCGGGAGTTATGCACCCGTTACTTGCAGAATCGGTTACTCAGTTTCAAGCGCAAGCTTACAAAGAGTTGATACCTTCCAACGGGCCTGTGCGCACACAAGTCATCGGTGCGGTCACACCAGATTCCGATGCTCAAGCCGATAGAGTGCGCGAGTTCATGAATTACCAACTGATGAGCGTCATGGAAGAGTACGACAGCGAAACCGATCAGCTGTTGTTCTACTTACCGCTATCTGGATCTGCGTTTCGTAAAGTTTATTACGACAACAACTTACGCCGAGCAGTCTCACGCTTCGTGCCCGCCGAAGATCTTGTTGTGCCGTACGCCACTACCGATATTTACAGTGCCACCAGAATAACTCACATCATCGAAATGCCGATGAACGACGTGCGTAAATTACAAAAAGCGGGTTTCTATCGTGACGTTGACATATCAATGAGTGCGATCATTGACGATAACTACGATGAAGTGCAATCAGAGATAGACGATCTGCAAGGCATCGAACCAAGCTACAACGAAAGCGATACTTGTAGCGTTTACGAAATACACACTGAACTGGATCTACCAGGCTACGAGGATCTAGACGAAGAAGGCGAACCAACGGGCATCAAACTGCCGTACGTCATAACTTTGTCCACTAATTCAAGCGAAATCTTATCGATTCGTAGAAACTACAAAGCTAACGATATCACCAAGAAACGTATTAATTACTTTGTTCACTACAAGTTTTTACCAGGTTTAGGCTTCTACGGTTTCGGGTTGACGCATATGATCGGTGGGCTATCGAAAGCGTCAACCTCAATTTTAAGACAATTGATTGATGCGGGCACGTTATCTAACTTGCCCGCTGGCTTCAAAGCTAGAGGTATTCGTATTCGTAACGACGATCAACCGTTACAGCCTGGAGAGTTTCGTGACATGGATGCACCGGGCGGTAGTCTGCGTGATGCGTTTGTGCCGTTACCGTTCAAAGAACCTTCGGGCACACTACTGAATTTATTAGGCACATTGGTTGATAGCGGTCGAAGATTTGCAGCGTTGGCGGACATGCAAATCGGTGACGCTAATCAAGCAATGCCAGTTGGTACCACGGTCGCATTGTTAGAGCGTGGTACCAAAGTCATGTCAGCCATTCACAAACGTTTGCATTCTTCGCAACGCTTTGAGTTTGGGTTATTGGCAAAAGTATTCGCTGAATACTTACCGCCAGAATATCCGTACATGACATCCAACGGCGATCGTACGATTAAACAAATAGACTTTGACGATCGTGTCGATGTCTTGCCTGTATCGGATCCAAACATATTCTCTATGAGTCAACGTGTTATGTTGGCGCAAGAGATACTAACGGTCGTAAATTCAAACCCACAGATACACGGGCCGCAAGGAACTTACGAGGCTTATCGCAGAATGTATTCTGCTATGGGCGTACAGAACATCGAACGCTTGTTACCTCCACCACCGCAACCGATGCCAACTGACCCTGCAACGGAAAATCAATTGCTACTGTCTGGACAACAGGTACAAGCGTTCCCTGGACAAGACCACGATGCACACATCAACGTGCATTTATCGTTTGCGCGTACCACTAACGTGATGACCAATCCAGTTATTTTAGGTGCTTTGCAAGGTCACGTTTATCAACACGTTGCGTTGCGTGCTGCCGAGTTGGTAGAACAACAAAATCAACAAGATCCTGGATACATGCAAACCATGCAAATGATTCAACAAATGCCACCAGAACAAGCTCAGATGATGTTGCAACGAATGCAAACAGCCGTGGCTAGAGACGTAGCACAAATACAGGCCACTTTGATGGAACAAGTGAACGCTGCCTTCGTGCCACCAGCACCACCGCCAGATCCTTTGGTTGAGTTGCGTGATAAAGAATT